CGAGCAGGGGGTGAGCGTCGGGTGCCTCTACCGCATCGCCTACCGGGAGAGTCGCTACCAGCCGTGGGCGACCAACCGCAGCAGCGGGGCGGCCGGGCTGATGCAGTACCTCCCGTCGACCTGGCGGACGCTCTCCCGCTGGGCGGGCTACGAGGGCGCCTCGCCGTACGACCCGTGGGCGGCGGCGCACGTGGCGGCCTTCACCATCGCGCACCCCTGGACGGGCGGACTCCGCCATTGGCAGTGGTGCTGATGCCCACCGGGGACGTGCACGCCGAACACGCCCCGGACGCCTGCTGCGAGCTGGGGCGCATCGACAACCACCACCCCCTGCCCACCAACCTGCGCCTGTACGTCGACCCCTACGGGTTCACCTACCGCTTGTGCGAGCGGCACTACCTCGCCCTCATCACGGGGCTCCTGCACGCCGAGGGCTCCCGGCGGCAGACCCGCCCGATGGGCCGCGCGTGGTCGGGCCGCGGGACGCGCCCCAAGCGGGAGCGGCGATGACGCTGCTGCTTCCCGGCCGCTCCGTGCGCTGCCCCCGCTGCCTCCTCAGCGGCGTGGTCGTCCACGAGCGGGAGTGGCGCGACGGCCCCTTCTGGCGCCGCAGCGTCTGGGTGGACGAGCCCCTCCGGTGCACGGAACGGTGTACGCTGAGCGGTGACGCCGTGGTCAGGTTGCTGCTCGCCGTCGAAGCCCAACCCGCGTACCAGCTGCCCCTGCTGCCCGAGGAGGGGGAGGTGGCCGCGTGACCGCCGCCGCGCCCGCCGACCCCGCCACCTGGTTGCTCGCGCAGGTAAGCGAGGCCGACCTGCAGGCGTTCGTCCGCCGGACGGCCCGCTTGCTGGGCTGGCGCGTCCACCACGAGAAGTACAGTATCGGGTCGGACAGCGGCTACCCCGACCTGACGCTGCTGCACCCGGGCCAGGGGCGCACCGTCTGGATGGAGCTGAAGCGGGAGGGGAAGTGGCCCACCCGCCGCCGCAAGGTGAACGGGCGCTGGCGGGACGGGCAGGACGGCTGGCTCCTCGACCTCCTCGAGGCCGGCAACGAGGCCTACCTCGTCTGGCCCTCCGACCGGCAGGACGTGGCCGAGCTGCTGCAGTTTGGGCCACGGGAGGACCTGCCGTGCTTGGGGCGGCTGCGGACGTTCCTGCGCGAGGGGTTGGTCGGTGATGCCTGAGAACAGGGGGCCATCAGGTCGCTTCCTCCCCGGCCGGCCGTCGCCCAACCCCGGGGGTCGCCCCAAGGGCCTGGCCGCGCTGGTGCGGGAGGAGACCCGAGAGGGCGCCGAGCTGGTGGCGTACATGCTGAACGTCCTGCGCCACCCCAAGCAGCCCACCGCCCTGCGCATGGCCGCCGCGCAGTGGCTGGCCGACCGCGGGTTCGGCAAGGCCGTCGCCGTGCTCGAGGCGGACATCACCGTCGACGCCCAGGTGACCCACCGGGAGCTGCTCCGCGCCCACGTCGAGGAGGCCGACGTCGAGCGCCTCACCCGCGCCCTGCTGGGGGCCGACGATGGGTAGCCAGGCCGCCCCTCGCTGGGCGCGGCGGCGGGCGCTGAACGGCGCCCGCGTGGCGCTCTGGCACGTCGTCCGCCCCGGCTTCCCCGGCGATGACCGCGATCTCGCAGCGTGCACCTGGCGGGCGGATGTGCCCCCCTGGGAGCGGGGCACCGCCCTGGAGTGGCGCGAGCGGTTCCCGGAGGGGGCGCGCTTCGTCTGCGACTACTGCGCCGGGTATGCCGACGGCTGGTGCTTGGGGACGCTGGACGCTGAGCAGGGGGCCGACGAGGGCGGGCACTAGCGTGGCCGGGGCGTTACCTGCCGACCGGCATGCGCGGTGGGTCCATGGCGCGTTCGACGGAGGCGGGGGGCACTGGGCGTGGCCTCCGGTCGAGCGCGTGCTGCTGGAGCGGCTGAGCGCGCGGACGGCGAACACCCTCGCCCGTGGGGGGTACTTCAGCGCGGCGGAGGTCACGACGACCCCGGACGCGGTCCTCAGGGCGACGCGGGGCCTCGGGGCAGGGGGGATGGCCGAGATCCGTCGGCACTTCCCGTATCGTCCTGCCTGGAGGGGAGGGGAGCCGGCGGCCGGCGCCGCGCTCCGCGGGAAGCACCCCTGGTGGCTGTTGCCGTGACCACCCCCCGGGGCGGCTGGAACCGGGCGGCCCCCGCCGGTGCGGTGCGCTGCACCTGCCCCACCCGGCGCCGCCTGTGGGCCACCCTCGATCCCGAGGCGGCCCGCCCCTGTTGCGCCCTGCCCTGCTGCACGGCGGCGCAGGCCGTCATCACCGCCACCCGGGAGCAGGTGCTGGCCCTGCGGGCGCGCCTCGAGCGGGAGGCCTTCGCCTGCCCGCGCTGCGGCCACCTCATCGCCTCCCACCAGCGCAACTTCGAGTGCCTCGACCCCGTCACCCGGGCCGCCCGGGCCATCCGGGAGCGCCGCCGGCAGCGGGCGACTACCCGAAGCGCAGCCGCTGCGGCGGCCCGCCGGCCGTCACCTGCCCCGCGGTGAGCGTCTCCGCCCCGTAGAGGCACATGGCCGCCGCCCCCGAGAGGGCGTCGCAGAGGTCATCGTGGGCGCCCACGGGCAGCGCCAGGCACTCCCGGATCAGTGCCTCCATCTCGGGCACGTCGCGGTCGACGCACAGCAGCCCCGCTTCGCCCTTGGCCGCCGCCGGCCGGGCGCGGGTCACCTTGTCCACCACGCTGGGGATGGCCCGCACGGTGGTCGCCAGCCGGCCGTTGGTGCGGTACACCAGCTCCTGCACCAGCGCGCCGGTGGCCGCCTGCTTGTAGGCCGCCTGCTCCACCCCCACCACGTGGGGGCGCACCGCCAGCAGGTGCTCGGCCAGGGCCTCCGCCAGCCCGTCTTCGTCCACCCGCCGGCGCCACGCCCCCAGCACGTACAGGCAGCGCGCCGGGTCGCTCGGGTGGTAGGCGCACGTGACGGCAGCCGTCCAGTCCGCGGTCTGCTTCTCGCTCCACGCCGTGTCGATGTAGGTGCAGCGGACGCACTCCTCGAGGAAGGGCGTCCCCCGCGCGGTGAGCTGCTGCGTGTGCGGGGGCAGATCGCGGAACCACCCGGCGGCGCGCCACACCGCGCCCCCCATGAGCAAGGGGTTGCCCTGGTGGATCAGCTCGAACTGCGCCGTCCCCAGCCGCTGGCGCTCCGCCTGCACCCAGGCCAGCGGGTACCGCCCCGGCCACAGCGCGGCGCGCCCCTCCCCGTCCCGCTCGTCCCCCGCGTAGTCCTCCGAGAGCTGGGGCCACACCTCCACGCGCCACCCCTGGGCGATGAGGTGGGCGGCCACGTCCGCCTCGCCCCACCGGGTCATGATGGCGACGGCGCTGCCCCCGGGGTGCAGCCGGGTCAGCAGGGTCAGGTCGAGGTAGCGCCGGGTGCGGCGCATCTCCGCCTCGCTCTGGGCCGTCTCCTGGGTCACCGGGTCGTCGAGCAGCAGCAGGTGGCACCGGGAGCCGATGACGCTCGAGCCCAGCCCGGCCACCCGGTAGCTGGGGTCTTTGGTCTCCGGCGGGACGCCCTTGAGGTACAGCCCGTCGCTGCTCCACCCCCGCGCCGGGTCCGGCCGGCACGCCCCGTCCGGGAACACCGCGCCGTGCGCCTCGTTCTGGCGCAGGGCCAGGTCGATCACCCCGCCGAACTCGCTGGCCATCACGTCGCTGCTGGTGGTGGCCAACACCGCCCGGTCGGGGTGGTTGCCCAGATACCACAGGGGCAGCACCTGGCTGGTGTACGTGCTCTTCGCCGTCCCCGGCGGCGCGATGAGCAGCAGCCGCCCCCCGGGCGTCTCCACCGTCTCTCTGAGCGCCGCCAGCCAGCGCCGGTGGTGCGGCGCCGGGCGCAGTCCGTGCGCCACAAGGGCGTAGCAAGCGGGGTCGCGGCGCGCCAACTCGAGCGCGACCGCTTCCCACGAGGGCGCCTCGGCGGCCACCGTCACGGCCATGCGTACCCTGTAGCCGGTAAAATAGAGGCGCAGGCGGCGAGGTGCGTCAACACCCCGCCGCCCACTTCACCACAGGAGGACCAGCTCCCATGGCGCCGCCTAAGTTTACCCTCGGCCCCTGCGTGATCCCCCTCACCCGAGGGAAGTACGCCCTGGTCGACGCGGCCGATTACCGCCGGCTGTTGGCGCATCGGTGGTACTTCCAGGGGAGCGGGTACGCCGCGCGGCGCATTACGCGGGCGGTCGCCCCGGGCGTCGTGCGCCAATGGGTCGTCTACATGCACCGCGAGGTTCTGGGCTTGCCTGAGCAGCCCCTGCGCGTCTGGCGCCGCGGCGACCTCGTGGTTGACCACATCAACCGCGACAAGCTGGACAACCGGCGCAGCAACCTGCGACTGGTGAGCCACCCCACCAACATGCGGAACCAGGACGCGCGAGGCAGAAGTGGGTTCGTTGGGGTGCGACAGACCCCGAACGGTCGCTGGATTGCTCGCGTCCACGTCATGTACAAGCAGGTCCATATCGGCCGCTTCGACACCCTTGAGGAGGCGGTTGAAGCACGGCGGCAGTACATGGAGATGCTCGGGGAGTAACGCCTCCGGACGCCGCCGGGCCAGCTCGAGCGCGACGGCGTCCCAGGACGCGGCGGGCAGCGGCGGCGCAGCGGTGGTCATCGCGTCATCCTGTAAAGCAATCGCCGCTCGATTGTCAAACAATGTGGCGTATGATGGGGGCCACATGGCCCAACGCAAGCGCCCGGACGACGAGCGCGTCCGCGGCCGCGGCAAGTCCTACGTGCCCGCCGCGGAGGGCTACGTCACCGACGTCGCCCAGCAGCTGCTCAGCGACTTCGCGCTGCGGGACAAGAACCTCCAGGCCACGGAGCGGGTGCTCTTCGGGCGCTACGACGTCAAGGTGCCCAAGGCGTACGAGGAGAGCACCATCGTCACCAAGGCGCCCCTGGCGCTGGACATGGTGAACTCCATCACCGCGGCCCTGACGGTGAACGCGCCGGAGGTCAACTTCGAGCCGGTCGCCAGCGGGAGCGAGGCGCAGAACAACGCCGAGCTCAGAGAGAAATTCTTCTCGGCGTCGTGGACGCGCCAGGAGCAGGAGGCGGGCCGGCAGCTCTTCCGCAGCTACATGTGGTCGCTGGTCGCTTACGGCGAAGCGATCATGAAGACCGTCGAACGGAGTCAATCCGCGTGGCGTGCGTATTCCCGCACGGTGCGCGACCTCGACCGGCGGATGCGTGACCCGGAGGACGCCGAGTACGGCGAGTACGCCGACGGGCGGGGCAAGGCCCACCAGCGGGAGCAGGCGTACGACCAGCTGACCGACGAGGCCAAGCGGGCCGCGGCCTACCCCATCAAGTCGACGGACATCCCCCCCAGCACCTTCTACCACTGGGCCTCCGAGGCCGGCGGGATGACCCTGGCGGCGGAGATCAAGTCCATCCCCTACCTCGAGGCGCTCACCCGCTTCGGCGCCGGGCTGGGCTCCGGGGGCCGCGTCGTCCCCGAGGAGCACCTGGGCCTGCCCCGCTCCCAGTGGGGCCAGGTCATGTCCGGCGTCGCCAGCCTCGATCTGGTGGAGCTGTGGGACTGGCAGGACGTGCACTACTCGCTGGTGGGGCCGGGGCAGGGCGCCTCCCGCGGCGGGGCCGCGCTGGGGAAGGGCACCATCGTCAAGAGCGTGCGCCACCACTACGGGGTCGCGGAGACGCGCACCCTGCGGGGCCCCTACTTCCGGGCCGGGGGCATCACCACCGGGCAGCGCGAGCCCGAGCTGATGTCCCTGGGCGTCCTCTTCGGCTACCTGAACCTGTTCCAGCTCTACGACCAGCTGCTCACGCTCACCTCGAACGCGGCGTTCATGACGGGCTTCCCCTCCTGGAAGCGCAACGCCCCGCCGGGGGCCAACATGGTGAGCGCCATCGGCGCCGCGGCCGGCCCGGGCGTGGCCCCCTTCGGCATCGACGGCGGGGAGCGGGACGCCCAGCGCCCGGTGCAGGTGGTGCCCGGCGAGGTGCTGCCCTTCGACGTGTCCCCCATCGAGCCGCCCCGCACCGGGATCGACCTCCAGCAGGCCAAGGAGGACACGGTCAACATCTTCAAGCGCATCCTGCCCGACGCGCTCGCCGGCGCCGACACCGGGGCCAGCGGCTACGCCCTCAACCAGAGCGCCTACCTGGGGAGCCTGCGCTACTCGCCCCTGCTGGGGAACGCCCAGTTCGCCCTGAGCGAGCGGGTGGGCTTCGAGAGCTACCTGATCGACGAGTGCATCGGGGAGAAGGTGTACTGCTGGGGCAACCTGCCCACGGTGTCCCCCCGCCGCGGGTACAACCCCGGCGTCCGGGGCGCGCGGGAGGGCTGGCTGGCGGTGGGCCCCGACGAGCTGAAGGGGGTGCACCGCTACCGGGTGGCCCTGGACGCGGAGGTGCCCTCCAACCGCGTGCTCGAGGTGCGCACCCAGGTCGAGATGCTGCAGGCGGGGCTCACCTCCCGGACGCAGGCCATGGAGGAGCTGGGGCAGGACCCCGGCGCCGTCGAGCGGCAGCTCCTGGTGGAGAACCTCAAGCGGAGCCCGGAGATCCAGAAGCGCCTGACCGACCGCATCTTCCAGCTCCTGGGCATCCAGCAGGCCCAGGCCATGGAAGAGCTGGGCGGCGCCCCCGGTCCGCCGGGGCCGCCCGGGATGCCCCCGGGTGCCCCCCCAGGGATGGCGCCCGGGATGCCCGGGCCGGGGGGGCTGCAGCTCGGCGCGCCGGACGCCATGGCCCCCGGCCAAGGCATGCCCTTCGCGCCGCCCACACCGGGCAGCGTCGGCGGCGCCGGCAGCACCGGGCCGAACATGGCGCCCGGGGGCCTGCCGAGCAACCCCGGCGGGGGACCGAACGTGCAGGGGCCGCCGCCGAACATGCGGCCCCTCCCGGGCCAGCAGATGGGCACCTAGGTGGCCGCCCCCGAGTCCCCCGCCAACGGTGTCCCGTCCGAGCCCGTGGGGCTGCCCGAGGGGATGCCCGGGCCGCTGGGAGAGGACGCGCCGGCGGCTGCACAAGAGGTGCTGGGCGGCCCCCCGGCGACCATCGGCCGGGCGCGCTCGAGCGGCAACCGCCGGCGCACGGGGGCGTGGCCGGGCGGCGGCGCGCCCCGGGTCGCGCCCAACAGCCTGGAGAGCGTGGCGGACGACGTCACCCACTGGGTCGAGAGCACGGCGCAGGACGTGGCCGGGGCCATGATGGACGGGGTGTACGCGCCCTTCTCGGCCCGGGTGTCGCCCCAGGAGCAGGCCCGCTACTACGGCGAGACCCTGTTCACCCCGCAGGGCCAGGTCGACCCCAAGCAGTGGTGGGCCGAGTACCAGCGCCTCGGGCCGGAGGGGCTGGCCACGGCCATCAACGGCGGGGCCGCCTGGCGCCGCCAGCACGGGCTGCCGGTGGCGCTGCCGGTGTCCCGCTTCCAGGAGACGCCCGTGGGCCCCACGCCCGGCGGCGTCGTCGACACCACGCCCGCCGGCGGCTGGCCGGCGCTCACCCCGCAGGGACAGCCGGGCCCGGGCGCGTTGGTGCCGCCCGGGACGCAGGAAGAGGAGTAGGCCATGCCCGCACCCGGCGCCACCCCCGTCACGGACTACGACGCGCTCGACCTGGGGCGCGACGCCCAGGGGCGCTGGCTCATCGGCACGCGCTACAGCGACGGCAGCTACGTCGTCTGGGACGCGAACACGGAGCAGGAGGTCGCCTACATCAACCCCGGGCGCCCCGACCCCGCCGACCTGGGGGGCGGGCGCGCCGCCGTCATCAACCCCGACGGCAGCCTCACCGCCTTCGACATCGCCAACCCGCCGCCCCAGCTCCAGGGCGCGCCCCCGGCCGCGGGCCCGGCGGCGCCCGGTGCGCCGGTGAACCCCCGCGCGCCGACCGGCCCGGTGGGCACTGGGCGCCCGGGCGAGGACTTCAACTACGGCCCCACCCGCCCCGGGACGGGGCGCTACCCCGGCGCCATGCCCGGGCAGACCGTCCCGGGGCGGCCGACGGACGTCCCGTTCGGCTCGACGGTGGCCCCGTCGACCTGGAACGCGGCCGACCCCACCCAGGGGCGCGGCGCCGGCTGGGGCACCATCGGCGCCGGCACGGAGGGCCAGCCCTACGGCTGGGGCGTGCCCGGCTTCAACCAGGCCCCCATCAAGATCAACGAGGCCGACCTCCCCTACCTCTTCGACCCCAAGCTGGCCCCGGGCTACATCCCGGGGAGCGGCACCTACAACCAGTTCGCTCTGAACACCCAGGACCAGACGCCCCGGTTCCCCGGCGCGCCGCAGGGGCTGTTCCAGAAGATCGGGAACGAGGTCGTCAACAGCCGGTACGGGCTGGGGGGCACGGGCGACCCGACCACGGGCGCCGAGGTGCAGACCCCGCAGCGGTGGATCACCGGGAAGGCCACCGACGGCACGCAGGCCCTGCAGGGCGACGCGCGGTGGCGCCGGGAGCACGGGCTGGGCGGGGGCGGCGGGGGCTTCGACCCGGCCCTGGCCGCGGCGGCGCCCCCCTACGCCTACGCGCCGACGGGCGGCGGTGGGGGCGGGATGGGCGGCGGCTTCTTCGGGTCGACGGTGACGTCCAACTGGGGGCAGACCCCGGAGACGGCGGGCAAGGACTACCTCGCCACCCTCTTCCTGCGCTCGGACACGCCCACCGGCATCGGCACCCCCGCCTGGTCGGCGCCGCCGGCCATGTGGCAGGGGCTGCTCGACGAGATCCGCGCCGGGCGCATCTTCGTCCAGGACCCGCAGGCGTGGCAGATGATCCAGGAGAAGACGGGGCTCACCCAGCAGCAGATCGGCGGGGCCGCCCTGGGCGGGCGGAACGTCCAGCCGGGCGGGGCGCCGGGGACGGGCAGCAGCACCGAGGACGCCATCGCCAACAAGAACGCGGCGGACGCCGCCGACCGGGCCGCCTACTGGGCGTACCAGCAGGCCCTTCTGCGCCAGGGGGACACCCGCATCGCGTTGGAAGAGGCCCGCGACGCCTGGAGCAAGGCGTACCAGACGGCGGGCCTCACCGGGCAGTTCGGCGGGGCGGACACGCAGTCGATGCAGCAGCAGCGGTTTGCCCAAGGGGTCAGCGAGGCGGGGCTGACGGGGATGTACAACGGCCAGAAGACGCAGCAGGCCATCGCCCAGGAGAACGCCCAGGCGCAGTACCTGCTCAGCCTCCAGGCCAGCATGAAGGGGCCCCGCGACTACGCGCGCTACCAGTCCACCTTCGGGGCCACCCCCCAGGGGCTGCAGGACGTGCTGGCGGCCTACCAGGGGCGCTACCAGCTGCCGACCGGGCAGGGGGCCCAGGGGCAGGCGCAGGGCGGCCGGGCCAGCGCCGCCGGGTTGGCCGGGGACATCCTCTCCGGCACCTACGGGCAGGACCCCGCCGCGCAGCAGACGCTGGGCAACCCGCGCCAGGCCGACCTCTCCAACTGGGCCCGGATGCAGCCCTCCCAGCGGGAGATGATCCTCGGCCAGTACGAGGACCAGGGCTGGGACGCCAACGACGTCGAGAACCTGATGAAGGGCGCCGCTCCCCGCGCGGCCGGGGCCTCGAGCGCGTCCTACAACTTCTTCCAGCGGTAAGGGAGCGCCAGCGAGGGCACCATGGACGGCGCGTTACCGCCCGTAGACGCCGGGAGCTGGCTCGACTTCCAGCGCCGCCGGGCCGAGCAGGTCGCCCGGCAGCGCATCGCCGCGGCCGGGGCCACCGCGGGGGACTGGATCGGCCGGGCCACCTCCGCCCTCGACGGGTTGGTGCCGGACCTCCCGCCTCCACCGCCGCCGCCCGCCCCGCCGCCCCTGCCGGCCCCCTCCCCGCTCGAGGGGGTGGGGGACTGGGCGCAGGGGGCCCTGGCGCGCATCGGGCAGATCGGCAGCGACGTGGCCGGGGCCATCCCCAGCGCCGCCGGGCTGCAGGACTTCTCCGACCGGCAGGCGGCGAACTTGAACGCCACCGCCGACCGCTACGCCGCCGAGCGCCCCGACCTGCCCATGCCCCTGGGCGTGCTGGCCGGCGCCGGGGGTGAGGCGTGGCAGGGCCTCGGGCGGGTACAGAACAAGACCGGGCAGGCCGTCCAGGCGATGACCGGGTTCGGCCCGCAGGGGGCCGACCTGCCGGCCCAGGCCGCGGGCGCCTTCCAGGTGGGCACGACCCCCTTCACGGCGCCGGGGGAGGTGGCGAGCGAGCTGGCCGGGGCGGCCGGCGGGCTCCCGGAGACGCAGGCCGCGGCGCAGGGCGTCATGTCGACGGTGGGGCCGGGGGGCACCATCGGCTCCATCGAGGGCGGGTTGGCGGCGAACGCCCCCAGCTGGCTGCGCGCCGCTCCCGCCGCCCTCGCCCCCGCCGGCGCGGCCCTCGGGATCGGCACCGGGATCGCGGCCGGCGCCCCACCGGCGGGGGTGGTCACCCGGGGCTTCGAGGGCGCCAACATGGGCGCGGGCGTGGGGGAGCTGGCCACGGCCGCCCCCCAGGTGCTGAGCGGCGTGGGCGACGTCCTGGGGCGCGTCCCGTACCGCTTCGGGCAGGCGGCGGCGGCGGAAGCGGACGAGGCCGGCGGGCTGGGCATCCGCAGCGGGCAACGCTTCCGCATGCCCCGGCTCACGCCGGAGCAGCAGGCGCAGCGCGCCGTGGACGGCGAGGCCGAGCAGCGGGTGTTCGACGCCATCCAGCGGCTCTGGCGCCGCGGGGCCGACGGCGAGGCCGCGGCCGACGACCTGCGCCTGCTGGCCGTGGGCAAGGGCGCGGAGGGCGAGCGGGCGGCGCGGGAGTACCTCGCCGCCAAGGGGCTGGAGGACGTGCTGCCCGCCGGGGTCGTGCCCGAGGGCGCCGCTGCCGGCGACGGCCTCCTCGGGGCGGCCACGCGCGCCACCGACCCCTTCCTGGCCCGGGGGGCGCAGACGACCGGGGAGCGGGCCTTCGACCTGGCGGCGGGCACGGCCGGGGGCGTGGCCGCCGCCGCGACGGCGGACGAGGACGCCACGTGGCAGGAGCGGGCCGGGCGCTTCGCCCTGGGGTCGGCCGCGGGCGCCCTGGGCGGGGCCAACCTGCGCCAGCTGGGGCGGGTCGCCTCCGGCACCTTGGCGGACGACGTGCTGGGGGCCGCCGCCGGGGCCGCGGGCCGGGGGGCGCCGCCGGGACGGGGCCGGATCACCCTCGGGGACATCCCCGAGCTGATGGGGGCGATCCCGCTGGCGGCGCCGACGTCGCAGCTCGCCAACTTCACCTCCGGGATGGCCCGGACGGTGGAGCGCGTTGCGGGCGTGGCGTTCGAGGGGCGCCCCATCGACGCCCTCGTCGACCTCGGCGGGATGGTGCGCTCCCTCCCCGGGGCGGGCCGCAAGGTGCGCGAGGCGTTCGGCGCCGGCCCCACCCAGTTCAACCCCGGGATGACCGGCGCCCAGACCAGCGGCGACCTGCTCTCCCGGGGCGGGCTGGCCCCCACCGTCCTCACCGCCGGCACCCGCGCCAACGCCGCCCTGGACGAGTTCTGGCGCACGGTCAACGAGGCCGGCGCCGGCGCCCGGGCCGCCCGCCACCGGCTGGGGGCCGCCGACACGGCCCGGATGACCCAGTCCGCCGGCGACTTCGCCACCTGGGGCGGGCCCAACTCGGCGGTGGCCAAGAAGCTGACCGAGCTGAAGGGGGCCATCCGCGACCCGAACGCCAGCCTGCTGGATAAGGGCGTCGCCGCGGCCGTGACCAGCATGGCCCCCTACGTGCTGATGCCCGAACGGCTGCTGCGGGCCACCATCGGCTCCTTGGTGCCGGCGGAGGCGGGGGTCGGCCTCGTGCGCGCGCTCAAGCGGGGCGACACGGCCGCGGCGCGGGAGTTCGCCGGGCGGGCCGCGGCCGGGATGGCGGCGACCACGGCCCTGACCATCGCCTACTTCAACGGCGGCGTCACCGGCGACCCGCCGGCCGACCCCAACGAGCGCCGGCGCCGGGAGGCCCAGGGCGAGCAGTGGAACACGGTCGCGACGCCGACCGGGCAGCGCATCCCCAGCCGCTACCTGGGCTCCTTGGGGATGCAGGCCAGCGCCATCGCCACCACGCTGGACGCCGCGCGCAAGGCGCAGGCGGAGGGGGGCGACCCCGGCGCGGTGCTCGAGAACGGCTACAACGCGGCCTGGCGGTGGGGGCTGAAGGCCAGCTACCTGTCTGACATGGTCGACTTCGTCGACGCCGTCAACGGCCCCCAGGGCGCGGCGGGGGCCACCCGGTCGCTCCTGGCCGGCCAGCCCTCGCGCTTCACCGGGCCCCTCACCACCATCATCGGCGCCGCCGACCCCTACGAGCGCCAGGCGGAGACGTTCCCCGAGCAGGTGGCGAGCCGCACCGGGCTGCGGGCGCTGGTGCCCACCCGCATCGACCCGGTGACGGGGGAGGACCAGCGCCGGGAAGGGACCGGCCTCTCCCGGTACTGGGGCGAGCGGGGTGACGTGCAGACCGACGAGGGCCTCGAGCTGGCCCGCCTCGGCCTCCAACCCCGCGTGCTGGGGCGCACCGAGGCGTACGAGGGGGCGAAGCCGACCCCCGAACAGCGCCGGGCCGCGCAGCGCGCCCTGGGGAGCGAGACCGGCAAAACCGTGCGGGAGGCGATGGCCAAGCCGGGGTACGCCAAGCTCGACGACGCGGGCAAGAAGAGCGCGCTGCAGGACGCGCTGCGCACCGCCGCCGACCGGGCCGACGTGGTGTTGGGCGAGGGCGTGACCCGGGGCACCAAGCAGCAGGCCCAGCGGGAGTGGGACGCCGTCCCCAAGTACGTGGGGGTGCAGGGCACCCCGGACGAGGTGCGCACCCAGAACGCGGCCATCTCCCGGGCCCAGTCGCTCGAGACGGAGTACAAGAAGAAGTACGGTGAGGGGGGCTGGCGGGCCAAGCTGCGCGAGGAGGAGCCGGACGCCTTCGCCCTGGTCAACAAGACGCGGCGCGATGCCGATGCGCTCGCCCGTCAGCGCAAGGCCATCGAGAAGAAGTACGGGGTCAGCCTCGGATGACGCGGCGCAGCCACCGCTCGAGCCGGCCAACGCCCCAGGAGAACCCCAGCGTGCCCCCGAACCACATGACGAAGGGGGCGGGCTCCCACCACCCGGCGCCGCCCATCACGTCGATCCCCACCGCGGTCAGCACGAGGAACGAGATGGCCCCCCCGAACACGGCGAAGACGCCGACGGGCAGGTACAGCAGGGCGACGGCGGTCTCGAGGCGCCCGGGTGCGCCCGGGAGGAGCGGGCTCACCGGGGCGGTGTACGCCTCGGGGCGGGGGCGGGGGACGCGAGCGGTGGTCATGGGGTCTCCCGTCGAGTATAGGGCGCCTCTGCGGGAGCGAGTGTGATGGCGGCCACACCGCCGTGGGTGGCCGATCTGCTGGGCTCGAGCGCGACGAGCTACCGCGCGCCCGAGCAGCGGGGCGGCGACACCGGCGGCGACGACGTAGAAGGCTACATCCGGGCGGCGGCGAGCAAGCGGGGGATCGACCCCGAGGTGGCCATCAAGGTGGCCCAGAGCGAGGGCGGGCTGGTGCCCAACCGCACCGGGTCGTTCGCCACGGGCAAGTCCTTTTGGCCGTACCAGCTCCACTACGGCGGGCCGGGGTACGAGCAGTTCGGCACCACCGCCGGGATGGGCAACGCCTTCACGGCGCAGACCGGCTACCAGCCGGGCGACCCCGCCGCGTGGCGCGCCGCCACCGACTACGCGCTCGACGCGGCGGCGAAGAACGGCTGGGGCGCCTGGTACGGGGCCCGCACCGTCGGCGTCACCGGGCGCCAGGGCATCGGCTCGGCACCGGTCGACGCCGGCGCCCCCGGCGGCGCCGCGCCGCCCGATGCGCCCCCGTGGGTGCGCGACCTGTTCGGCACCTCGGGGGCCAGCTCCGCGCCCACCCCCGCCGCCCGCCCGGCCGCGGACGCCCCGAGCGACGCCCCGCCGTGGGTGCGCGATCTGCTCTCCGGCGGCGCACCGTCCGAGGCCCCCGTCCCCGCGAGCGGCGGACGCCGCGGGGGGGCGGAGGCGGGGGCGGCGCCCCGCGCGGTGTTCCCGGTGGCGGGCTACACGGGCAAGGTCGAGCTGCACCACGGGGCCGAGGCCGGGGTGGGCGGGAGCGACCTGTTCGCGCCCGAGGGCACGCCGGTGGTGGCGATGGTGCCCGGGGTGGTGCAGTGGGCGAGCACGGACGACGCCCTCGGGGGCAACAACGTCGGCGTGCTGGGGGACGACGGTCGGACGTACTACTACGCCCACTTCAAGAATGCCCCCCAGGTGAAGACCGGCCAGCGGGTGGGCGCCGGGCAGCAGCTCGGCGACGTGGGGCGCACGGGCAACGCGGCGGGGACGCCCGCGCACCTGCACATCGGGATCGGCGAGGGCATCCAGACCGGCGCCGGGGCGCAGGGGGGCCTGGGCCGCAACTTCGACGCCGTGTCCTACTTGCGGTCGACCCTGACCGGCGCCGCCCCCGTGGCCCCGGACGCGCCCGAACGGGGCCGCCTCACGTCCGCCGCCCCCGCGGCGCCCGGCGACGCGCCCCCCTGGGTGCGCGACCTGCTGGCGGCCGGCCGCGGCGCCGGTGGACCGGAGGCGGGCGGGGCGACCCAGACCGACGAGGTGTGGCCCGTCGCGGGCCAGAAGTGGGGGGCGGTGAACAACCCGTTCGGGGGCACCCAGGCGCGCAGCGCCGGCGCCACGGTGGCCCTGCCCTCGAGCAACGTGGGCGCCGACCTGACCGCGCCCTACGGCGCGCCGGTGGTGGCCCCCGTCTCGGGCACCGTCGTGGAGGTCTTCGACGCGCCCGACGAGCGCGACCGCAACGCCAACCACGGCTGGGGCGGGATGACCCTCCTGCGGGGCGACAACGGCTACTACTACCGGCTCTCCCACGCCCAGCCGGGCTCCATCGCCACCCGCCCCGGACAGCGGGTGGAGCAAGGGCAGCGGCTGCAGCAGGTGGGCGTGTCGGGGAACACCACCGGCCCGCACCTGGACGCCGAGAAGTTCGACCGTCCGGGGCACTTCGTCGATATCGCCGCCGGCCGGGGTGGTACGGTGGCCCCGGGCGCGGGCGCCCCCGCGGGCGACGCCGGGCCCATGCCGGCCTGGGTGCGCGACCTGCTGCAGCTGGGAAGGACAGGGTAGATGGCCTGGTGGGACGAGATCGGCAGCCTGAGCCGGGCGGCGGCGGACTGGCTCAACCGCACGAGCGCCGCCGGCGCCGGCGCCCTCAACCGGGGGGGCGAGGCGATCCTCCCCGGGTCGACGCCCCCCGGCGCCCCCGGCTACGTGCCCCCGCCCGCGCCGCCCGCTGCGCCGAGCGGGAGCGGCGGCAGCACGACCGAGCTGGGTCGCCCCCCGGCCGCGCCCGACGCGGCGCCCGCGGCGGCGGCGGCCGCGCCGGGCGCGCCGGCGACGCCCCCGTCCACGCTCGAGCACTTCAACAAGCAGCGCGGGGACGTGGAGAACGCCATCGCCGCCGCCGAGGCGGCCATCTCCGCCGACCCCAACTCCGAGGCGGGCGTCAACGCCAGCAAGGCCCTCCCCGCCCTGCGCACCCTCCTGACCACCGTCACCGCCCAGATCGCGGCCGAGGAGAACCGCATCCGGGACGACGAGAAGGCCAAGGCGGCCGAGAAGGACAAGGCCAAGAACGGGGACAGCCGCACCACCCGCACCACCTGGAAGGACGCCCAGGGGCGGGACTACACGGCGGTCATCACCGAGACCTACAACAACGGCCAGTGGAGCTACGTCCCCGGCAGCGCCAAGCCGGACACGGGCATCCTCGGGCAGCCCTCCGGGCCGGGCACCTCGAGCAGCGTCATCACCGACGGGCAGGGCGCCTACTGGGCCTTCGACCCCTACACCAAGCAGATCACGGCCATCAACGGCCCGGCCGCCGCGGCCAAGACCGTCACCGACCCGGACGGCAGCGTCTACCTCCAGAAGCCGGACGGCACCAAAGGGCAGAAGCTCTTCGAGAGCCTGCCCCAGACCCTCCAGACGACCGACGGCCGCCTGGTGGGCTACGACAAGCGCACCGGGCAGCAGATCTTCAACCTCGACACCCAGACCCCCGAGGGGCGGGCCCTGGCCGACCGCCTGCAGAAGGCCACCGTGGAGGCGGCCGAGCTGGCCAACCAGCCCAAGTTCGGGGGCGCCGGGGCCCAGTACCAGGCGGAGGCGTCCCGCCGGCAGGACCTGGCCCGCACGGAGCTGAAGCGGCTCACCGACCTCCAGAAGTCCGGGCAGATCAGCCCCGACCAGGCCGAGGCCCAGTTCGACCGCTGGATGCAGCTCAACGTGGAGGGCCCCCTCGCCGGCTACAAGGCCGCCGCCGAGGAGGAGCGCCGGAAGCTCGAGCAGGAGAACCTCACCCGCACCACCGCCGAGCAGGGGCGGGTCGACACCCTCAACCGGCAGCGGGAGCAGCTGGCGCACGCGGCGGGCGAGGCGGGCCGCCAGGAGGCCATCACCCTGGGCCAGGGCACCCGGGCCACCGAGTACATCAGCGACCTCGGCGGGCTGGCCAACCGCATGGCGGCCGGGCCCATGGGCGGCCCCAACGCCGCGGCGCCGTTCCAGTTCAGCGCGGGGGCGTTCGACCCGGCCAACTTCCGCAAGGTGGTGCCCAACGTCAACGAGCTGGCCGACGCCGCCGTGAACCGCCTGCTGGCCCGGGTCAGCCCCGCCACGGCGCGCGACGTCAACGTCCCCCTGCCGGCGCTGCCCACCGGGCCGGACCTGACGAGCCTGATGAACCAGGTGCGCTACTCCGGGCCCTTGTCCGCGGCGCCCCAGAGCGAGGTGCCGGAGATCGCGGCGCAAGACCTGGGGCCGTCCGGGCAGCCGGGCCGGGCCCGCACCGTCTGGTCCAATGGTCGTTACCAGGACTGGGATATCCCCCAGAGCTAGCGCCCGCCGCAGCCCCCCGCGTTTGGCCTAAACGCCCCCGGCGACCTCCCGCCGGGGGCGTTCCGGTGGTCCCCGTTCTTTACACGCTCAGTCGCATTGCTTGACTACTTGCTTGACAGGGCCTACCATCGCCCGCAGGGAGCCCACCGCAACCGTGAGCGAGACGGGTCAGGACGCGGCCGCACCGGCAGCCCCAGCGCCCCAAGCGGGCCAAGCGCCGCCGGAACCGGCGCGTTCGCGCACCCCCGACACCGGGTGGCGGCCGCCGAGCCGCCCTCAGGACGGCCGCTCTGCGGGTGGCTCCCCGAACCCTCCCCCTCCCCCCGCCGACGGGCGGGCCGAGAGCGGTGCCGAGGGCCCCGCGGAGCGCGCGTCACCGGCGTCGGACTTCCTGCACCGCCTCTTCGGTCGGCAGGGGGTTCGCAGCGACGGGGCGGCCGGCGCGCCGGAGGGCCCGCGGAGTGAGCCCGCTTCGCGCCCCGACGCAGACGGCCGGGAGCCCTCCCCCCCACGCCCCGACGCGCCCCCCGCTCAACCCCTGAGCGAGCGGGCCGGGGCGATCAGCCAGCAGCTGGCGTCCCTCTCCGGGGACGAGCTGCAGGAGCTGGCCCAGGCGGACGGCCCGTTCTCGCGGGCCATCCAGAGCGAGATCGACCGGCGCGTGGCGCGGGCCAACAAGCAGCGCGACGAGCAGGGCCGGTTCACGCGCCAGCAGCGGGTGGAGGGGCTCAAGCAGCAGGCGCGGGAGCTGCGCCAGACGGACGTCTACAAGGCGGCCGAGCTGGAGGAGCAGGTCGACGCCCTGCAGCAGCAGGAGGGCTTCGTCCGGGGGCTGGTCGAGCACTACGACCGGGTATCGATTGACCCGATCATGAGTGCCCTGCCGGAGGCCGACCGCGCCCCCCTCCTGGCCGACCTGCCGGAGGGCCTCGACGGGCGGCTGCAGCTGGTGCGCGCCGCCCTGCGCCGGCTCGAGCAGGTGTGGCGCGCCGACGAGGCGCGCAAGCTGCGCGGGGGGCCCCAGCGCAAGCGCGACAACGCGCAGCGCCGGGCCCAGCGCGCCGAAGACGACGGAGAACCCGAGCTGGTCGCCGGTATCGGGCGGGGACGCAACGGGGTGCCCTCCATGAACGATTGGCTGCGAGGCGAGTTGACCAAACGGTAGACGCCCCCGGCCCCTGACCCCCTGGGGGTGCGCCCCCGAAGGTAGCCCGATATGTCGTACAGCGCCATGATCGACCGGACCGAAGCGGGCCCGCTGATCCCGGAAGACGCCGCCCACGAGATCATCACCGCCACCACCGAGAAGTCCTTCGCCCTCTCCACGTTCGACCGGGTGCCGATGTCCCGCAAGCAGCGCCGCCTGCCCATCCTGGACCGGAAGCCGCTGGCTTACTTTGTCAATGGTGACTCGGGACTGAAGCAGACGTCCGACGCCAAATTCGACAATCTCTACCTGAACGCCGAGGAGCTGGCCGTGTTGGTGCCCATCCCGGACACCATCTACGACGACGCCGACTACGACCTCTGGACGCTCCTGAAGCCGCAGATCACCGAGAGCATGGGGGCGGCTATTGATGGGGCCGTGCTTTTCGGGACGGGGAAGCCCTCGTTGTGGCCGAACGGAATTTTGACCGACGCCACCTCCGCGGGCAACGTCGTGACCGGCGCGGTGGCCAGCGCCACCCACGACATCTTCGACGACCTCAACGCGGCGCTCATGCTGCTGGAGAGCGACGGCTACGAGGCGGACGCCTGGCTGCTCCGGCAGACCATGCGGGGGGTGCTGCGGAACGCCCGCGACGGCAACCGCGGGTTCCTCTACCCCAACGCCGGGCCCGCCGCCAGCGGCGCCCAGAGCGGGAAGTGGGCCGGGGAGGTGTGGAACATCCCCGCCAAGGTCTCCAAGATGGGGCTCACCGGCTTCGCCGCCGGCGCGGCCAACGCGCTCGCGTTCGCCCTCGACACGTCCTGCTTCAAGATTGCCGTGCGGGACGATATCAACATGCGGATCTTTACCGAGGGGGTCATCACCGACGCCGGCGGTTTGGTCGTGGCCAACCTGATGCAGCAGGACCTGAAGGCGCTCCGCGTGACCTTTAGACTTGCGTGGGTCGCGGCCAACCCGGTGACGCTCCAGCAGCCCTCGCGGGCGGCGAGCTACCCGGCCGCCGTGCTGACCCAGGGCACCTTCGTCGGGGCGCTGGGCGCCACGGAGGAGGAGACCCTGGCCCTCTCGGGCGACAAGTCGCGGGTGCTCGAGGCCAACGCGCAGCGCGCCCTGGCCTCGGGCGACCGGGCCGACGACGGCGCGTCCCGCGCGACCGCCCGCCGCGCGACGACCGACGCCCGGGACGCGCGCACCAGCTAGGACGATGAGCGTGGAGTGGAGGTACGACCGCCGCCGGTGGCCGGAGCTGGCCCCTCCCTCCACGCTCACGGACGACGAGCTGGACTTCCTTGTCGGCCTGCCGCCGTTCAACGAGCCCCCCTATCGCCTCGCCCCGCGGGAACCGGAGGTTGACGTGTCCCCGGCAAAGAGCGCCAAACAACAGAAGTTTTTCGGAGCCGACCTGGCCCGCGCCGAGAAGGGCCAGAAGACCCGCACCGGCATGAGCGAGAGCACGCTCAAAGAGATGGCTGAGAAGCCCAAGGGCGGGTACAAGAAGGGCGGAAAGAAGTAGTGGCCGCGCGCAAGGACGCCGAGCACGAGAAGGACGCGGGCACCCTACGCCCCATCGTGGGCACGCTGGGGGCGACCCCGAAGCTCTCCTCCGACCCGCGGCTCACCACCACGCCGGTGACGGTGACGGGGGAGCAGGCGGGCGGGACGATCCTGCTGGAGACCGGGCACGTGGCCTACACCACCGAGGGGGCCGTCTCGGCCCTCCCCGGCGGGCCGCTCGACCCGACCATCATCCCCGGCCAGTTCGACCCGCCCCCGGAGGCGGCGTAGCGGTGGCCGCCCCCCTGCTGCGCGACGTGCAGCTCACCGTCCCCCGCTCCGGCGCCGCCGGCAGCGAGGGGCGCGTCACCGAGGCCGTGGTCACCTGCTACACCGGGCGGGCGGCCACGCCCTGCTACATCGAGGTGGAGTACGGCACCACGGCGGCCTACGGCACGACGACCCCGCGGACGCCCACGGCGGGCTACCACGCCATGCCGGTGAGCGGGCTGACCCCGGGGGGCTACTACCACTTCCGGGTGAAGGCGACCGACCCCACCGACGTCCCGACCCCGACGTACAGCCAGGACTACACGTTCACCCAGCCCCCGGACGACGTGCCCCCGGGGCCGACCATCGTCAACCAGCCCATCACCGGGCTGGCGGCGACCACCGCGACGATCAACTGGACGACCAGCCCCGCGCAGCCGCCGGGGACGGTGCAGTACAGCGTGAGCCCCAGCCTGTCGCCCCTCCTGAGCGCCACCGAGACGGGCGGCACCGTGACCACCCACACGCGCCCGCTGACCGGGTTGACCACGGCGACGCGGTACTACTACCGGATCGTCCAGCCCGGGGTGGTCGGGGGCGCGACGGTGGGCGGCTTGCAGACCTTCCTGACGGCCTGACCCGATGGTAACCCTCGCCGAGGCCGAGGCCGAGACCGCGAGCCGGGTCGGGCCCTTCTACGCCCTGACCGCCACCGGGGGCACCGCCGACGCGGTGGTCGTCGCCGGGCTGCGCACCAGCGCCGAGCTGGGGGGCTACGAGGGCCTCTACCTGCTGCGCCGGGACGCCACCCAGGCCACCGACCGGGTGCGCACCGTCGACCGCGTCGACGGCCCGAGCGGCGGCCTGCTGGTCGACTACCCGTACACCGGGACGCCCGCCCCCGGCGAGGCGGTCGAGCTGCACCACCTGCACCCCGACCTGCAGCTGCGGGCGGACGTGCGCGCCGGCCTGCGCCGCTGCTACGTCGTCGACGAGCTGCCGGTCGTCGCGCCGGCCGTCCCCGTGGTGCCCCCGCAGGGCGGGGTGCTGCTCGACCTGACCGCCCAGGCGTTCTGGCTGACCGCCCCCCGCCAGGTGCTGTCCGTCGCCGCGGGGGGGACGGGGGTCGCCCCGCCGGGGCGGTACGGTGACCCCGGGCCGGGGGGCTGGTCGTGCTACGCCACCCGCGGTCGCCTCTACCTGGCGCTCCCCGCCGGGGTGCCCGCGGCCGGGCTGACCGTGCGGGCCTACCGGGACGCCTTCGGGCTGGTCGACGACCTCGACGCGCCCGCCGGGCCCGCGGAGGACGCCGACGAGCTGGCGGTGCCCCTGGACTACGTCGCCGCGCTGGCCCACGCCGAGTGCTGGCGGCGCCACCGCGACCGCTTGGAGGCCAGCGCCGCGGAGGGGCGCTTCCCCACCCACGAGGAGGCCGCCGCCGAGGCCACCCGCTGCGCGTCCATCTACGCCGACTTCTTGTTCCGGCCCAGCAACGAGCGCCCCGACCGCCCGCGCGCCCCCTGGGGTCGCAGCGCCTCGAGCAGCCCGAGCGGCCTGGGCGGGACCGGGGCACTGGCGGGCGCGGTCGTGAATCAGAACGACCCCTACGGGGCCTGGTAGGAGCCGCGCCATCCCCCCCTCGAGGACGCGCCCGCACCCGTACGACGTCCGCCTCGCCTTCGTGGCGCCCGCCCTCGGTGGCCCCGGCGGCGGGCAGGTCTTCGACCCCCAGGGCGACCCGGTGAACCCGGGCGATGCGGGCCGCGAGTACGGGCTGATGACGAACGACGGCCACGTCTCGCGCCGGGTCGATCCGTTGGGGGCGAACACCTTCCCGGAGAGCCAGGAGTACGCCACCTCGGACGTCTACAAGGAGCGCGCGTTCGTCTACCGGCGCCCCTACCTCGGCATGGGGGAGCGCACCCAGAACGGGAGCACCACGCCCAGGTACTTCTACGGCTGGAATTGCCAGACCTATCTGACCATGCGGGGGCGGGGCCCGGCGTGGCACCCGGCAGACACCGGGGGCGTCGCCGAGGGCGCGGTGCTGGGCTTCGTGGAGGGCACCCACGCGGGGGCCTCGGCCCTGTTCATCCTGGCCGGGCGCTACGTGCGGCGCCACGCCGGCGACCTGCCCGGGCAGCAGCCCGTCTCCCTCGACCTGGGGGCCGGTAACTACGCACGGAGCGCCGCGCGGTGGCGCACCCGGGGCCCCTCCCCGCTCGAGCACCTGTACGTCACGGACAACCTGTCCCGCATCTGGCGCTACAACGGCAGCGTGTGGAACCAGGTCACCACCATCGGCACCCGTTCCCTCCTGTGGACGACGCGGGACGAGCTGTGGGGCGCCGACGGGCAGTTCGTGACCAAGTGCGAGGGCGACCCGTCCGCCAACGCGGACTGGACGCTCCCGGTGTCCTGCGGCGACGGCCTCGCGCCGATCAGCGGGATGGCCGACGTGGCCGGGCGGATGTACTTCTTCACCGACGACGGGCTGGTGTGGGCCATGCAGGCGGACACCACCACGGTCTGCCTCTTCCGGGGCCTGGAGAGCACCCGCGACCCCCGCAACGGGCGCAACCCGACCCCCTGGCTCAACCAGCTCTACTTCCGCTCGGGCAACAGCTTCTACCGCCTGACGGGCACCGAGACCGCCCAGTTCGACCCCATCGGCCCGGAGCGGGTGCAGACCAACACCTCCCCCGTGCGGGGGCCCGTGGGCGCCTTCGCCGGCGCCCTGGGCTACTACGCCTTCGCCGGCCAGTACAACCCCGCCTGCACCGCGCCGGACGGGTTCGTGGGCCCCTGCAGCTTCCTGCTGCGGTACGGCAACTGGGCCCCGTCCGAGGGGGACGAGGAGGGCGCGGCCCAGTTCGTCGACGCCTACGACGGGGCGCAGGTGGTCTGGGAGGGGCGGGAGATCACCTCCCTGAAGTACGTCAACACCCCCAGCGTGGCCGGCAGCGACCCCGCCACCGCCGTGCCCCGGCTGTACGCCGGCTTCGCCGACGGCGGGTACGGGTGGATCACCCAGCCCCGCAGCGGCCCCAACCCCTTCGACCCCAACAGCGGCTACGAGTACACCACCGCCCTGTCCTTCCTGCGCTGGCCCCGGCACAGCATGGACGCCCCGGCCGACCTGAAGGGCTACCTGTCCGCGGACGTGACCGGGCCCTACCTCGACCCCTACCGCTGGGTGGACGTGCAGTACCGCGTCGACCCGGACGGGGAGACGGCGCCCTGGAACCAGCTCGCCCGGCCCCTGTGGCAGACCGCCGAGCGGGTCATGTTCCCCGCCCCCACCCTCGGCAAGGTGGTGGAGGTGCGGGAGCTGTACGGGGCCCAGGCGCCCCCCGCCGCCCCGGGCCCGCAGCCGGGCCCGTACCCCCCGGGCCCCACCCTGGCCGAGTGGACGAAGCTGCAGACGCCGGTGGTCGCCTCCCTCATCCTCCGCGAGCAGCTGCGCCCGGCCTTCCGGGCCGAGTACGCCCTCACCCTCCGGGCGACGGACTGGGCCCCCCGCCGGGACGGCGCCACCTCGCGGCTGACCGCCGGCGCCATCCGGGCGCTGCTGGTGGAGGCGGCGGACGCGCCGAGCACGGTGCGCCTGGTGCTGCCGGACGAGACCGCCGGCGACTTCACCTTCGTCACCTACCAGGACCGGATGCCCCAGAGCGGCAGGGGGCGCCGCTACGGGCTGAGCGGCCTGATCGACGTCACCCTGGTGGCCTACCGCACCAACCAGGTCAGGGGGCTGTTCAGCCGCTACTTCGAGCGGGTGTACTCCGACCTGGCCGATACGTTCACGTACCTCGACGCCGACGACTTGTAAAGGACGCGGGAATGACGGTCGCCCTTGGCGTGATGAGCGTGCCCGCCCCGGTGGACGGGGACAGTATCCGCCGCTACGAGACGGGCACCCTGCCCGACGGCGGGTTGTGGACGGCGCTGCGCCGCCTGAGCGACCACAACCACACCGGGGGCGTGAACGGCGCCCCCATCTCCGTGGCCTCCATCCCGCCCGGGTCGATCACGGTGGACAAGCTCGACCCGGCCGTGCTGCTGCCCTACGCCCTGGTGGACGGGAGCAAGCCGTTCACGGGGCAGGTGGCGATGAACAGCGACGCCATCATCCGCGACCACCTCTACTTCGGGGCGAAGCCGGCGGGCGTGGCCGACGCCACCCTGCAGCGCACGGGGGCGGGGGCGCTGCGGGTGGACGGCACGCGGGCCTCGTTGGCGATGTGGTCAACCGGCTCCCCGTCTCCGGCACGGATCGGCCAGATCGCGGGCGGCGAACGCCTCGACCTCACGAGCAACATCTGGCACGACGGCACCAACTGGGTGCGGGACGCGACCGGCAGCCCGGCGGCGATGCTCACCATCGGCGGCGGGCAGATCACGATGAACAGCGCCCCGGCCGGGGCGAACCCGGTCAGCCTGGGCGTGGAGCGGTTCAAGCTCGCCCCCACCGGGACACTTACCCTGTCCCCGGATGGGGGACAGGCGGCCATCCGGTCGGCCACGAACAACCTCGACCTCGGAGCGGGCGGCAGCGGGGTCGGCGTGGTGTACCTCCGACCGCACCAGGATATGAGCAGCAACTGGGCCGTCCAAGCCAACAACGCCTGGGGGTTTGGGCCGACGCTCGATAACCAGGCGTACTGCGGGCACCCCTCCACCCGATGGGTGCTCGTGGCCGCCGTGGCCGGGGCGATCAACACGTCATCCCGTGACGCCAAGGAGGGCATCACCCCCCTCGACCCGGCGCGAGCGATGCAAGCGGTCAGGGACACGCCCGCCGTGACCTTCGATTACGTGGCCCCCAGGCGGGGGCCGGAGTGGTACGACCTGCCGGAGGATCCGGAGCAGGCCGAGGCGGTGCTCCAGCAGCGCCTGACGGCGGCGCCCCTGGTGGCCGCCGCCCTCCACCAGCACGGCTTCATTGCGGAGGACTGCGACCCCCTCTTTCTGGTGGGGGAGGGGCAGACCAGCCCCGGTAGCTCAATCGGCGTCTTACTGGCTGCCTTGCAGCAGCTCGATCAGCGTGTGCAGAGCCTAGAAGGAGCAGCGTAATGGCCGCAAGCAGCCCGCCCCAGGTCGGCGTCCCGGTCAACAAGGCGAGTCTGGACGCCGCCATCGGCGGGAACGCCCAGACCCTGAAGAAGTCCGCCGCCGGGCTGGCGAGCCTCTACGAGTGGCAGGCGGCGTACACCGCCGAGCAGCTCACCGACCTCTACGGGTACAGCCCGGAGGAGGCCAACCTCTTCAAGTCCGCGTGCGGCGAGATCCCGTCCATCACGGACGCGGTGCAGGCCCTGGAATGGCTGTCGAAGACCTGGGGGAGTTAGGGATGGCCGCGCTCCCCGAAGCGCCCCCCGCCAACGGGCAGGCCGTGGCCCCGCTCCCGCCCGACCGCCCCCCCGGGCAGTGGCTGGTGATCGGCCCGCGCACGCGGCAGCAGTTCGCCGCCCAGCTCGAGCGCAGCATGGGCGTGGTGCTGCTGGCCCTGCTGGAGACCAGCGGCGTCCCCGAGGGGCAGGAGTACACCCTGGTTATTTCTGAGGCGCACTTGGAGCCGGTGGCGCCGAAGGCGTGAGATGCCCCACCCCAACGACCTGCCGCCGACGTTCACCCCGACCACCATCCCCGCCGTGGACCAGGTGTCGGGCGTCTACGTCGTCCTCCAGGGCGTCACCGCCGGCAGCGGCGAAGCGGCCGTCCTCATGGGCGGCTACAGCTACTTGCAATGGAGTGACGCCGGTGGCGCGTTCCACGAGGCGATTGATGCGAATAGCCTCGGCGGGGGAGACGCAGATCTGGGCGCGGCGGTGGTCGCCCCGCTCGGTGGGGTCGTCACCGACGTCCTCTGGTGGAATGGGGTGAGCCCGGGGTTCGGGAACCACCTCGCG